GGTACTCCACCAGAAGAAGATGCTTCCGGTAAGGGCCGTAGTAACACTCTTTTAAAGAGTCATACGAATTACGAACATACCCAGTATCTAGCGCCACTGTTCTTGTGTAGACGTTTAAAGCACGTTCGCCATAGAGCGAGTCTTCGCGAATCCCTCGCTTTTTGTAGAGGTATTCAAAAGAATTCAACACATCAGCGTAGTCTCTGACAGTACATATTAGTTTGAAGTCAGGATAAACAGCAGCCAAGTATTCTGGAGTTCTTGTCCACGAACGATCTGTGTTGAACACCACTGGTTTGTCCGTAAAAGAGTAGTAACCATCCACCATACCCTTCACAGTGTCAGCAACTCTGTCTGGTGGACAGATGATCTTATGCGTTGCAGTCCTGTGGGTATAGGCGCTTGCTACGGCGCTGACAAAATCAGCCAACGGGTTCGATATCTCAGCATAAAACTTTGGGTTTTGATTCAGAATACTTACAAGTAGTGTTGACCCAGATCTTGGCAATCCAGAAATGAAGTGATATTTGTTCACTTCCACTTTCCTCGGATAATAAATTTATTTAGGAAAACGACTTTGTATTTCTCTAACCTACTCCATTCTTGCTCGTTCACTACTTGGACTTTAAATTCAACTTTTTTATCGGTCATTGGGGCCAAATAAACCATTGGCGTACCAGCCCGGAATTCTAATCTCGCGTCTTTTTTATCCACAAAAAAGTTTACAGCAGCACCATGTTGGTCTCTGTAATTAACTATGCCGGGGACTACTCTGACAGATGGCAGTTCATCCATTAACGTCCAGTCTGCCCCAAAAAATAAAAAATGAATTCCTGTTTTTTCCCATAAAATCCAAGGAGGAGTTATTTTTACGTGGATTCTATCGCGCATACCGCCTTGGTGTTGATAGCTTGGGTGGCTATCCATATGCGAAGGATCAACAGGATTAGGAAACAGGTAATCGTAATTCCCGTCGCTTCTAGTTTGTAAAATGAAGTCAGTCCATAGGGGTATCGTCCAAGTTTTTTGGAATAGATTTATAAACCCTGTACATGTTTTCATGGTAGGCGAAGGACGGGCAATCGCATACTGCGTACGGTGATGTACGCATTGCTCTAAATTCCTCCACCACTCCGGCACGTAGCTAAAAGATTTTTTAATAGGATAGTTTTGAGCCACTACCGGCTCACGAGTAAAACAATCCACTACCACTTTTTTAGATTTAAATAAAAACATTAAAGTTCCACCCACCCCGTAAGGATGGGGTTCTCTTTATCACCGATAGGAGGATTCCCCCTGTGCGTGTGCGTAAACCCGGCAGGCCAAATGATCAACCTGCCCGCTTCAGGTTTAATCCTTTTATTTAAGTACAAAAATTCTGTTTCGCCGCCTTCGTCTATATCATTCAGGTAAAGAATAAATACCGCTACTCGGGTACACTCATGCCGGGCCATATCTTCAGAATGCCAAACGTGATACCCCTCGCCGGGTTTAGTCCTTTGAAGTTTGACAGTGAAAATTTCATGACGAGCATAAGTGTTTAGAATTGAATACTTTTCTCTGTATAACGGATACGCAATAGACCAGAAAACATTAGAAAATTCATCGGAGACATATCTAAAACCTAAGTCTTCGTAGAATGCATGGCCTCTAAAATCTATGGACGAATCGCTAACTACGTGGGGCTGTCTATCAAATCCCTGTATGCGGTTGTAAGTTTTATCGATCTTGTCCCTCACTTCAAATTCATGAATAGCCGTCTTGCATAAATTCTCAGAGAAAATTCCGTCAAATACGCCAACAAAATCGTTTCCAATTTCGTACTTCAAAGACGGGTGTTTCTCAAGAAGTTCATTGTGCAACGTTTTCTTCATCATTTGATCTCCAATTCTTTACGTGTCTCGTCACGGATAAGCGTTAGCAATTTGCAAATTATGTGAGTTTGCGTACGTCGTCCGCTCGGGCCAAACTCATCAAACTCTTTTGAATACTCGTCAATTGTTTTCCAGTTAATGTATTCCAAACTACCGTCCTCGCCAATCTTCACCCACGTAATTTCTTTCTTACCGGGAGATGATCCGTCAGGATTCACAAGATAAACTTCTTCTTCGTAATCCATTTAAATCTCCTTGGCTATCGCCATCCATTCTTCTGCATACTCGACGTTGCCCCAGTCTTTGAACCAAGGCCCGCCGCGAGTGAAGTGAACGGCTTGTGGGTTCAGGCAGTCATCCTTCGTGTACCAACCTTCCAAATAGTTGTAGGTGATGGGCAAGTCACCGATGGTCGCGTCCCACAGGAACCGTAACTGATGCAGGTGCATCCCAGTCTCGCGATTCACTACCTCGGGGGTCAGTGTCTTGAGTAGCGGATGCCCACAGTTCCACAGGATCATGCTGCTCCAGTTTTTGCGTGGATACTGGTGCTGAACCCTGCCGTCCATCTTCGTTAATTCTTTCGGCTTGTAATCATGCTTGACCACACGCACCCCGTAATATGGATCCATGTAGTTCTGTAACGCAGCGATATCACCTCTCCAAAGAAAATCACAGTCCATGAACACCGCCCACCCCTCGTAATTGCACAAATGCGGCACAAGGAAACGGGTAAAGGAAAACTCTGTAGACGACAGCGGGTCATGCTCCCGCCAGTACAAGTTCCGCTCACGCAGTTCAGTCTGCTTCAGCGGCTTGATGTCCAAGAACACGGATGAGTTCCGCGCCAAAGACTCCCGGCAGACTTGATACGCCACATCCTCGCGGCTGTCCCAACCAATAAATACTTTCATAAATCATCCAAAAGGTATTTGCGATCAAAGCCTTTGAAGTGAAGGATTTTCGGGTTCTTATCTGCTTGCATTTCTTCTGGCAAACAACCGTAGTCGCTTTCGTCCACCGTTGAAGCACGTAGTTCTGAGGCAAGTACCTTCAATGCTTCCTGATCCCCGTACCACACGTGGAACTTCTCATCCATCGCATTCAAGATTTCTAACGCCCTTCCCCATACTGAGTGGTGCTTAGTTTTTATCGTACAAGCAAGGTACGGATAGACTTCCATCAATGTCTTTCCGTTGTACTCCGAGAAGTCTAGTCCGCGTTGATGCGGGTTAAACTCAACATCTCGTTCAAAACTTCTTTGGCATAGCACAATATCGTTAGCGTCGATCATCTCAGTAGGGCTGACCTTCTGAGTAACGATCATGTCGGTATCAAGATAAATAGCAGGATGATCGACCTTCGCAGCGGCGGGGATGCGTAACCGCTCTGTCATCAACTTGCTTCTATCCACATCATCTTCGACCCGGCGATTCACGCCCAAAACCTCTGGCGTATCCTTGTCTGTACACATTACTATGTTCGCCGTAGGGTTAGAGATTCGCAGTGAACTCACCAACTTTTGTGGGTAAGAAACATCATCACCAACATGGAAGAACACGAATGTTTCTGAAGGCTCAGCCACATGTAATCCGGCTGTCTGCTGTCGATACACTTTAAGATCTTTAACGGCGGCTTCTACCGCAGTAGTCCACGGTGCGATAACGTTTGCCTTGGGGTAAATACGCACTGAGGGATACCACAAACTTTCTCGCCCTACTCTGTGGTTCCAAAAGAACAACTTATTTGCATCAAGTAAAAACACCGGCTTCCCCATTGCCGCTGCCAGATGAACTGTTGCGTTACTAACAGATACAACAACATCGCAGCCCGCTATGACAGAAGCAAGTCCATCCAAATCCATAAAGTTATTTATGGCGTTGAACGTATGGATCTTCTTGCTGTACTTTTTCTCAAACTTATCGATCTCAGGCAAGACATCTGAGTATTGAAGATTGACAAACTTAACACCTTTGATCTCGAAGAATGGTAAGAGTTCTTCAAGAGAGATACTTTTGTGCGGACCAATTACGTTGGCCTTACTTATCCATGAAATGCCTATAACGAAGTCATCATCCGTAAAGGCCGCCGCCTTGCGGAGTAAGTCACGCTTCTCAAGGTCAGGTTTGAAATAAGACTTCGATATTTTTTCGGGTATATCAGACAGCCGCTTAATGAAGTGCTGCGATATGCTGCCCATAGGTAAATGAGCAGACTTCTTCCCCAACTTACATCGATCAGTTGGGCCGATAAATTCAACGTCAGGAAAAGACCTTTTATACATCTCAACAAGACGGAAATCGACCATCACAGTAAGTCTTTTAACTAACTTCTTGATCAATGGTATGAACGTAGAGTATATGATCTGATCACCCACCCCTTGCTCCTGCCATACGATTAAGTGATCGCACTCCATCCCCGGCTCCCACTGTGGTCGCGTGGTATGCAATCGGGCTGATTTGAAAGTAGTACTACCCCATCGGGCTTCATAGCCTTGCCACCCGTTTTTAAAGTCGTGCTGCTGCAAATCAAGTAGTGCTTTAGTCCACTTGATGTCTGCGCTCATGGGGTCAATCGTTGCGGCAAAATTAAAATCTTTTCTGGCGAGATGCCACCGTCGCATTTCCCAGTGACACCGCCCTCGCTGTACCACAGATGACGTAACAAACCCAACGCAATCAATCACGTTGCTGAAAACGTTCGCCGCCTCATCAAATTTATTTTCCTTGTTAGATAAATCTAGGCCACGCTTGAAGAACGCTTCCGCGATCTGTGGCAACGTCTTCTCATTCGCAGCAATACCGTCATGCACCGGGGTATTGAGTTTGGGTATCTCTGGAACTTTCACCAGTACACACTCCCACCACGTTTGGCCTTCCATTCAGGACTAGGCACGTGCGCCCATTCGTTCAATCTGCGCCATCGCCAATCACGTAAGACTCTTTTAAACCACGTAATCATGTGGCCTCCTGCGGCACAATCTGAAGGAGCGAAAACGGAATAGAGATTGCGGTCTTCCTGCCTTCACGTGGATAGATCAACGCTCTACTGAAAGACTCCACCATCATGGCATTGACAACACCTTTCTCAATTCCCTCGAAGTCGTCAAACACAAACACGGTGTCATCGTGAATGATCTTAGACAACGGTTCGATGTCCCTGTCACTTAGACGCCCGTCGAGATAAACCAGATCGACCCTTACCTTCTTCTCAGCCATGTCTGCAAACATCTCGTGTGAAGGCTTCTTTCGATACTGAAAAATGTTCGGCGCATCTAGATCAATATCGTTGGAGTGATCACAGGTGTAAATGTCCACCAAACGCTCCATCGCCAAGTTCATCACATGGGTAGATACGCCAATAAACGTTCCTACCTCGGCAATGGTATTAGGCTTTAAGAAATTGACGACCTTGTACAACTCAAACGCATCGTCAATCGGCACAGACCCAGTTTTGTACTCGGCTTGCGACCGCAGGGCTTGCTGATCTTCAACAATCTTCTCAATCTTTTCGTACGGGAAGTCGCCCACCTTCTCATCAATGATGCCCCAGAGAATATCACTCAATCGCTTGCGACCAATTAAAATTGGATTCATTTAGATGACCCCTTCAGTGCTGTATCTTCGCGTTCTTTAAGTAGAGCATCGCTCATCGCGTAAGACATTCTTGCTACTTCTTCGGGGCGCAGGATAACTCCGTGCGAGATGATGTAACCTTGCATCGCCTTGGCTGCAAAGTAATCCCGCAAAGTCATGCCATGACCCCACCATTTAAGACGTTCTCCTTCTAATTGAGGGAACGCAAATTCATTCTTTGGCTTACCACTCATTTGCTACCTCAAAAACCAAACCAAACCATACCGGACCAAACCCAACCTTGCCTAACCCTACCCCACCTCGCCCTACCCAACCTAGCCGAACCTCACCTAACCCCACCTTGCCCTACCTTATAAAAATTTCTCGCCAGAGAAACCAAACCACACCTCACCAGACCGCGCCTAGCCATGCCACACCTAGCCTTGCCTTACCAGACCGCACTCCATAAAATTTCTCGCCAGAGAAACCAAACCATACCGAACCTCACCGAACCCCACCCTACCGTACCCCGCCCAACCCCACCGGACCGGACCACACCCCACCCCACCAAGCCAGACCTTGCCGGACCGTGCCCCACCGCACCGCATAAAAATTTCTCGCCAGAGAAACCATACCTTACCGTACCTCACCGGACCCAACCCCGCCCTACCGCGCCCGACCCCACCCCGCAGGACCACGCCAGACCTCACCAAACCAAACCCCACCTCACCATGCCAAACCTCGCCCGACCCCACCGCATAAAAATTTCTCGCCAGAGAAACCAGACCTTACCTCACCAAACCCAACCCCACCGCACCGGGCCCCGCCTTGCCTCACCTCACCACGCCTGACCCTACCCTGCCCCGCCAAACCATGCCGCGCCTCACCCGACCCGACCAGACCTCGCCTGACCAAGCCCTACCAGACCTCGCCTCACTTTATCTCTTCAAACTTCGTCACTCTAAAAGTCCCAAAGGGACCGCGTTTCTCTGGCCTAAAGTCACCGATACCCATGCTTTCACCTGCTTCATTAAGCAAGCGATGTGCGTCCTCTGAAGACAGCATCTGATCATTGAGCAACAGACGGAACTTCGCGCCCCACTGATCAAAGCGGGGGCGATATCGCATCACGCGCCCTTTCGTTGCCGGGATAGTCACCGGACGGCTGTCTACTTCAAAATTCTTCGCGGGCTTACCGTCTTCGTCCAAGATCGTTACGGTGTCAGTCTCCATGCGTACCGCAGACGGCACAACAAATTTTAGAGTCTTACGTGAACCACGCATTTTATGGTTCACACCGGCATTCGCCATCGTTGCAGGAACAGAAAACGCATTAAAGTAATACGTCCCATCTTGCGCGATGTAAGCGTTCTTCGTCGCTTCGTCACGCGGATTCATACTATCCACCATGACACGGCGAGTTGCCTTGCCTTGTTCTGACTGTTCCGCAAACTTGTGAATCAAGAGCGGAGTGTTACCACGGATTTCAACGTCAATAGTTTTCATGTTTGCTACCTCTGTTATGCGCTCTTACGAGCGGCGATTTCACGATTAAGATAAAACGCAGCCTTCTCCAGATCCTGCACCGGATCGGAGCCATCCTTCTTGCCGCAACGCACCACGTACTTGATGACGTTACCCAAGCGATAGTTCAAGTCCTTCGCTTCGATGAAGTCGAGCGTCTCGACACCACCAGACTTGTAGTGTAGCGGCTGATTGACGGGATCATCAGCAGGAATTAAATCCCACAAACCCGGCTTCGGCTTTCGCTCGACCGCATCCACCGCCTTCTTCATCTCAAACAAATCTTTGATCAAACGAGAGCGGGGGCTTTTGAATTGAGCCTTCTTCTCAGGCTTCTTAGCAGTCTTTTTCTTTGATGTCCATCGCACGGTGTACACGAATGACGGTTTTACCTTTGCGATCTTGGTTATTTCTTTGACTGTTCTGCCATCTTTCAATAGTGCCAATACTTGCTTTGTCTTCGACATAACTCATCAACTCCTTGCGTAGGTTTTCTACGTTTGTTTCGTTAACGATTAGCGCGACTCCACCCGCTTTACGGATGTCATCGTGTTGCTTCAACTGAAGCGCAGTGGCCTTCCCACCATTTGCTTTACACTCTATACCATAAAACAACCCAGCGATACAAATAATAAAATCGGGCGCACCGCTGTTCCCGTAACCCCCTGTAACTGGCATCACGTAGTAAGCGTTCAGATCAGCAAGGATCTCTTTAACACGCTTTTTTACTTTGGCCTCGGGGGTCATGCGTATTAACTAATACGCTGTTCTGGCTCGGTGCCGCGTAGGTCGTTCACAAGAGCCAACTCCAACACCAATGCGTAGTGGTTCGGCCCCGTCATCCATCCAATATCTATGGATGCTTCGGGAAAGAAATTCTTAAAGAAAAGGGGAGGATAGACCTTCCCCTTCAAAATGCTATTCCAGTCATGCGCGTGGATCATCGCAAGTACTTGTTTTACATAGTCAGGCATAGTCTCTAACGTGAATCGCCTGACATAGTTTTTACCCACGTGTATGGCGAACTCGTCACCCTCACGGTTCATAAAGACAAGGCACTCCTCATCAGACATCCTATCCTCAGACGGCCTCATATAAAACTTAGGCGGTATGACCAACGCAGGAATTTCATCGATGGAGGACATGAATAGCCCCGTCAGTGCTGTAACAACCCATCTCCGTCCAAAACTCTCTGGTGCTTTTCGGAATCAGATCGCTTGAGTTACGGTGTGTCTTCAGCATCACCAAAGAGTATTCCAACTCACGGTAGATATCTGCCGGGATGTCCTGCAAAGACTTGTACCACTTGAACGGCACGTTGGCATCACAGTAGTTGAACGAATCTATGTCTGGCAACTTACCACCGCTCAAGTACATCTCAACTGCGGCAATCATAGGCTGCGGACTGATCCCGCCCAGTATGCAACCGTCGTTTACGTTAGTAACCAACACCCACTTGTTACCCTGCACAAACTCAGTAGCCGTGCTTATCGCTTGCTTAAACTTCGTTCTGTTGTCCGTGTATTCTTTATACATACCGTCGAACAGGGTACGCAAATGACTGGGCATCTCTAGCAAAGTAGTCTCACCTGCCATGTGCCTCGCCATGAATGTCAACAACTCAGTGTCCATCGACAGGGGACTAGAAAAATTAGGCGCACGTGATATTGATGAACCCATCGATTTGTCAATCAATCGGTCGATCATGTTACGAATAGTATGTGAGAAAAATACATTGTTATTAGTGATTCTCTCCATTAGCCGGGCGTATACGTCGCTTCTCTGATTAATAACCTTATTCCTCATATATCGGAAATTACCCGTAGTCATAAGAGAATAAGAATTAGGCGATGTCGGCCCGTGAAAGATATCAAATGCATGAGTACCGCTACTCACTCCCACTACGATCTTAGCCGCAGGTAGACCCATAGGTGTGACCAACGTAACTGATCCAATGGCGTGGCCGCTCCTAGAGAAACCGCCCACACGCAAAACGCTATTAGAGACGTTATACGCACCAACAATTACGTTAAAGAATGGTGATCGAACAATCTCCATCCGGGTGGAAGTATCTACCTGACCTTCCATAAACAACGTGTTGATATCGAAACTCTGTGCTGATCTCCTACCCACTTTAGTATCTCCTATCGTTGATTTATATCTTTACCATCAAGCCACACTTCAATGCCGTTGCCAGAGTATGCACCGTCGTTGCCTCGCTCAAACTTAAACTTGTCTACCTTGGCATACTGCATCCACTCATTACCCGTCATACGAAACTCTTTGTCTTTGTTGTAATCCCAACCATAAAGTTTCGTACGAGGGGGTAATCTTTCTAACTTGTACTTGTTCAATCACACCTCCATGCTTTGTTCTAACTTGTCCAACGCTGCGTCGATCTGAATCAGCGTCTCATCAAGGCATCGCCCGTTGTTGTGAGTCGAACAGCCCACGTGTCCATGAAGGCATGGATATGTATCGTTCTCCATGCTCTTCCTGTGGTGCAGACTTACCCACTCGTTCAAGACTCTGATGTATGTTTCCAAGTCCATCTCACACCTCCATTGAATTAAATTTCTACCCAATCTGCAAAACAGTGTCTTTGAATAATGAAACGATGTTCAGCGTA